GATTTCATCTTGGGTCATAGCCATAATGTCGAACAAGGTTGCTGCTCCCAACTTCGGGAGCGGTGGTGTCGTGGGTGATAGGGTTAGTCTTTCGCGCTCCCTTCGTGGGAGAGCACGGCGTTGATTTATTCGGAGTCCAGCGCCCGCCGCGCCAGATCCTTGTCGTTAGCGGAATAAATTATCGGCTTTTCGGACGGCTTGAAGTATCCCACAGCGTCCTCCAGTGTCGTGAAGCTCACAGAGCATTCATACGCCCCCATGTAGTTAAACCATAGTGGGATGATCGGAAGCCTCCATTGCGGGTAATACCGCCCGAATTCAAACTTGACCCTTTGCCGAGAATTCAAGATCGCTAACAATTCGTGAGAGGGCAACGCCTCGGAGTTGGTTGGTTTGTTCATATTATTCAGTTTCGCATTCATCCCCATCATAATCATCCCGCTCCGCCTCATCGTCGCCGATGCATAACGGGCAGGTTGTGGTCGAGCTGGGCCAGTTGGTGCTTCCGCAGATGTGGCAGGGTGATTTCATTTCGGTTCGGGTTGGGTTGGGGTTAGGGATTGGAGTGCTTGCCATAGTTCTTGGTCAAAATCCTCGCCAGTGAGCAGAAATGCTTTAGCTCGGTGTGTTATGATCGCCTTAGCCAGCCTGTCACGCTGCTCTCTGACTTTGTGTAGCTGTTCGCTGGCATAATCAATACCCGATCGCAATCCGTCCTGCTGCTCGGTCATGGCGGTTAGTTCTAATTGCACCTTTTTCGCATGATCCCAGATTGTCCCGTTCGGGTCCATCATCTCGCAGCCGAGGTCCTTGTTTTGCTGGATGTATTTCGCTTTCCATTCGTCCCGCTGCTCGGTCATGGCGGTTAGTTCGCGCTCTAATTCCATCATGTAAGCTCGTTTTCCCATGTAAGATGAACCACGATTTAAAAAATCATCTGTCCTCGGTGTTGGTGTTGTGTCGTCTGGTTTCATTTTGTTTCGGTTTGGTTCGGTGTTTTTCTGTAGCTGTCCCAGTTGCACTCGATCCCGCCGCCAGTCTCCCTGATCCGGCTGATTATGCTCGGACTGAGCTGTGCGGCAAAGTCCTGCCTGGTCACATTTGTGATTAGCATGGTCGGTAACATCGCGTCGTATCGTTTGTCCATAATATGTGTGAGCTTGTCGTCTTCGTATTTTGTCTCGCCCCTAACGTGCGCTTCGTCGATCACAAGAAACGCCGCTGATGACAACTTGTCGATAATATATTTTTCGCTTTTTTCCTTCGGTCGGCCATAACCATTTTTCAGGTCGATGAAGATTTCCATCGCTTTGCAGTAAATCGCCGGGCGGTATTCGGGGTGAGACTGCATCGCCCATTCCTTCCGCGGCTTTTCCGAGTTTGGGAATCTCGCATGCTTAGACAGTTCACACGCAATCTGGGTCTTGCCGGTTCCGCGCCGACCGTATGCAATCACAATTCCGCCCGATTCGACTATATCCAGCGCCGTCTGATACGCTGTCTGCCATTCGTAGCCGTATAATTCGTCAGCATGCTCATGACGGGCAGGAAAGCCGATTCTGGGAACGCTATAGCTAATCGGCGCTGTAACGGTCGTAGCGGGGTCGTGTGGCGCTGGTTTGCGTATTGCTAGGTCGTCTAGGTCTGGGATTGATCCCATAATTTGTGATAATGCTGTGTTTGTGTTCATTTTGTTCGGTTCGGTTCTGGTTTATTGTGTGTAGGCAAATTCAAAATCGATCACGCCGCCTTCTGGGTCGTTCGCGTGCCGGTCGTGGTGGGTTGTGGTTGGTTTGGATGCGGTTGGTTCTGGCAGATTCTCCCATTGCTCATTCTGGATCCAGATGTGGATCCCCTCTGAGTAGCCGTCGCGCCATTTAGGGCATTTGTTCCATGCGTCCAGTCCGGTTTTAAGTTGTTCTAAGGTCGGCTTAATTCGTAGCTTTTTCCATGCCTCCGCGAGTTGCTTTTTGCTGGATCGCATTTTGCTGGCAGATGGTATGTTGCTCCAAATGAAAGCGCATTCTTTTTCGTCCGATGGAATCGGGCAAGAAGTCTTTCCTTTCCCTTCCTTGTTCCCTTCCCTTCCCTTCCCTTCCGCTTTACCCGCGTCCTCGTCGCGTGCCTCACGCGTGACCCACGCGTCACAATCAATATACTGCAATGGTTTGGGCAATTCTGACTCTTTTTCCCTGTTGTTAATAACTTGATGACGTGGAAAGGTTGGAATGACACCATAATGCACGTTTTTGCACACGTATTTAGAAACAAATCCACGCGTGGCCAACGCGTCGAGCACGCGTGAAAAGTCCACATTGTCGTAAGGTAAAATCTGCACTCCGAGACGCCGCGGTTCCCACTTGAAACGGCCTTCGCGGTCAGCTGCACACCATAGGCCAATAAATGCCAATCGTAACGGTAGGTTGCTTTGTAGTTCCGCCTCATAAATTCCTTCGTGGTGGAAAAACTCCGGTTTGATAGTTCTGATTCTCATGATTTTAATCAATAAAAAAGCCCTTAACTCTACCAAGCGTGAAGCCCGCAGAACGATCGCGGCACTTGGCAGAATTAAAGGCTGTTAGTTCAAAGTTCATTTATTTACTCGGCTTCAATCGAGGTCTTGCGACGCGGTTAAATTAGCACATAATCCAATTATGTAAAGTCTTTTCCTACTGATTCGGCAAAATCTCCAGCTCAATAGCCGGTCCTTTGCTCCGCCTGGTGTCGTCCTGCCGTCCGTCCGTGGTATGGATGTATTCAGTCGAATCGTCCACAAACCATCCCATTGCGACCAAGCTATCCTCGATCTCTTTCCAATTTCCGCGCAGGACAGACGAGCTATCCCACATCCGCTCGCCCTTGCCTAGAATGCGCGTGACTGTCACGTTTACCTGGCACGGAAACGGCACGGCCCGAGCTAGGCCGAGCGCGCGCAGTTTCTTCTCGACCTTTTTTCGGAACGATGCGGACACATACCACGCCGTTCCGCGCCCGGTATTGCCGTTTGTGAGCTTGATTGGTAGGATAATTTTCATTTGGTTTTAACTGATTGCATCAGGAAAGGCTGGGGTGTTCTGTGGAAAGAAGATGCGTCCTTGCCGCTCCTGCCCAAGAATGCGGCGCTCGAAGTTTTGCGCCTCGCGGTAGTCATTCGCGTTCCGTCCCTGCTTGCGAGCTGCAAAACTCCACGCCATGCTGTCCGCTGTGTGGAGAAGATCGAAGACCCCGCCGTCGCCAAGCGCCGTCGTCTTAAGTCCGAAGCCGTGCAAGCGTAAATCCGGACGCTCCCGCTTGATAGCACTTAATACGTCGTAGATCGCTCCGGGGTCGCCGTTGCGCTTGCAGACAGACCCGACGCCGACCCACATTCCATAGGTCAGACGCTCGCCATAGGCGCGGACGTGTGTTACGTAGTCGCATGGATCGAAGCCTTGCAGGACCGGCATGATATAGACCGAAGTCTTGGACTGGATCGCGTCGTATCGCTCGATTGTAAGCCGTTGATGGTCCGCGATGGTTAGCCCGGTTTTCTCCAGTATCCACGCTTCGCACATGTAGTCTTGAGAGACGGCGGCGAGCATGTTTCCACACTTCCGCCACCGCTCGATTTGCTTTACGTATCCGTCCACGCTTTCGCGGTATTTCCCATGGGTGGCGATTTCCGTGAAAGCTCCCGAGTCCATGATCCAATCTCCGACCTTGAAGTCAGACTTGCGCTTTCTCAAACGATTCACAGACACGAATGCAGCATCGAAGTGCTGAGCGTCTGATGGTTGGTGCAAGCCGACGAACAGCTTGCATCTCGAAGACACGCAACAAGGACCTGATGGCAACGGCGATAAGCCATTACCTGCAATCCATGTCTGTTCGCGCCGTGCCATAGGTCAAGCGTTACACTAAAACGGAATTTCATCCGACCCATCATCGTGCGGCACCACAACATCCGTGTGAGGCCGACCATCCCGAGCTTTAGGCGCGCTAGTCCCAGGCATGTTCCGATCAGGAAAAACAAGCGTTTTAGCATTGCCTAAAATCGGTGTCTTCTCCTTTGCTTCCCGCTGTTCCTTAGTCGGCGACATGACCAACATGTGAGTGTTTCCGTATTGATCCTCGCCATCCCGGTTCTCCCGCATGTCTACGTCCAGATAAAGCCCAGCCTTGCCGTCGTATAGTCCGCTTTTCACGATATCGATCAGAAGGTATTTGCGCCCGTCCTTGCCGTCCTTAGCCACGGCGGATGGAATTTTTAGTAAGTCGATTTTCAGTTTATTCAGTGTATTGCTCATAGTAGTTTATCAATGGATTCCCGGATGCGTCCGGTGCGTAATTCGTTATCCCGAAGTTGCTCCGAAACACGAGAAAGGTTTAGGGCCATGCTTAGATAAGCCGAGGCCAAATCGTTAAGCCGTTCGAGGTTGATGCAGATCGTCGGGTTCTCTGCATCTTCTTCGATATTCTCAAAGGCTTTGAATATCTCGCGGCAGGTCACTTCTGGATGGATCATGGCAGGATTCTTTCAATAATCGATTCAACCTCGGACTGGTATCGTTCGGCAAATTCAAGCGCTGCCGATTCGATCTTTTCAGTATATTCGTCACGTTCAACCTTTACGATCAGGCTGCGAAGGTTCGGGAAATAGCTCATAAAATACCAGAGATCCAAGCCGGTGACAGCCATAGACCAATGGACCTGAGGAGCGTATTTTTTCGGCAGGACGTCGTCAATCAAATATTCGACGTGCGTATCGATCTGTGGGCATTTTATCTCCAGCCCGGCCACGATCGGCCCGTCGGCGTCTTGGGCTAACTTTAGCCCATCGATGCACCATTCCGCGCTGTTGTTGCCGTGGACCAATCCGTCCGGTGAACATCCGAGCGCTGGGTGGATCAGTGACTGACAGAATCCGACCTCGATGACGCGGTTCTTGGTTAGCTTCCGAAACTCATCCCTGGCGAACGGTTCCTGCATGTTCCCCCACTCCATTGCCGCGTTTGGTTCGCGCTCGTTCGGATCGGCGCAGACCTGTTCGCGTGCAAGCCGTCTGATTAAGCCTGTGGCGCTCGTAGAGAGCTTTCCAGTTGGCGTCAGTATGTTCGCCGCTTGGCTGGCCGTAGCTCGTCCTAGTCGAGCCTCATGCCACATAGCGCTGCCTTGTGTGCAGTCGATGATCTTGCATTTCATAATCCCGATTCCTCCTGCGCTTGTAATGGGTTAATCCGTTTAGCTCTGACCGCGTTTGTTTTGATTCGCAAGCCGTAGACCGTAGCGCCGCCAGCCGGGTTGCGAATCCCGTCCTGTGCGTAAATGACCACTTTCTGTCCGATCCAGTTTTTTGTGTCCGCGCCGAACGCCATAGCCAAAGCCTTGCGGTTTGTGGCGTTCAGAATCATGCGTTTCGGTTTGTCATTGAATCCGACCGAGAAAAAAGATTTCTTCTTCCCGTCCTGCATCACCTGGTCGATGTGTTCATAGATTCCGCTGATGACCAGCTCTATTTCTCCCAGTCCGAGGAAGTCCTCGGAAGCTAGGAATTTGTTGTCCAGTTTCATCTGGCTAACTTTGCCGCTGAATTGTTTTTCGCTCATCCTATTGTATTTCTGTTTTGGTGTTCTTCGTTGCGCTGTTCGATCCATTCTTCATCCCGAGCCGAAGTAATCAGTTCTTCGCCCCAAAAAAAATAAAACCCGGTGAACCATAGCGTGCCCATTGTCGCAATGACGCCGGGTATGGCCATGTGCGGGTATCCGTTCGTAGCGATTAGATACGTGACCAATCCGCTTAGGACCGTGCCGCCAAAGAATCGCGCCGCAATGCAATAGGCTTTATCGGCCCGACTCCGTTTGTATTCTGATAATTTCATTGTAGTAGTTTTTCGATGTATTTAGACGGCGTAAGTCCGCCCCGTTTGGTTTCGATCTTTGCCCAAGTGTCGCGATGGAACGTGATACTTCGTGCAATCTTGTTGCGTGCCTTTTTAATGCCAGGCTTGCGGCCCGACCCGATGCGTTTGCCGCCGCGTTGTTTGGTTTGGTTCATTGTGATTATTTTTCCCATTGATCCGCAACAATAGCAGATGGCTTGTAACCATTGTTACTCAGCCAGCGATGCAGCTTGCCTTTGTTGGCCGGTTCAGATGTCATTACGATTTCACCTTGCTCGTTAAGCAGTTCAAATCCGTGGCGTTTAATTTCGACTGTCATTTTCATGTTGTGTTGTTTGGTTTGGTTCATTTTGGTAAAATTATGCGCGTTACAGTCGCGCCCCTGTTTTGATTAAGCACAAGCAACATTGATCAACAGCGCAAAAACTTCTGAATGTTCGTTTTCCATGCGCTCCATTACAGCGTTAAATGCTGCCTGCTCATCCATGCCTTGCGCGGTGAGGTTTGCAACTTTGCTGGTGATCATCTTTACTACGTTGTTGATTTCGTTTTTCATATTGTGTTTAAGTTGGTTGACGGCGCAAATCTAGGCCACTCAGTGATAAAAGTAAATATCTTTTTTCATAATTCTTCATTTTCCCTTATTCCAAGCGGATTCCAAGGCGCAGTTTTCCCGTGTAAAAACGTGAAAAACCGATCAGAACTGCAATTTTAATGCACGTTACCGGCCACAATCATGTGGTTATGCAGCATAAAATCGCCGTCCTCGCGCAGGTCTTGTATGGCGAATCCGTGCGTCCAGTTGTTCGAGATTGCGTATTCCGGCGATAGGTCGCAGAGACATCCGGTCGTCCAGCAACTCGTGACCTTTTTATCACCGGCGCTGATGATTCCGATCGCATCGGTATAGTTTGAGTGCTGATGGAAATGGCCGCAGATGCTGGTTGTTCTGAGCCGATCATACAAGCGTTTGGCCGCGCAGACCGGACTGGCTAGGCCTCGCGGTAATTCGTGGCCGTGCAAAATCAAGAGCTTGCCGGATTTGATGACTTGCTTCGATTTGACTATCTTTATTTTAAGCTCGTCCAGTTTGAGCAAGGATTCCAAAGAACATTCTGGGACGCTGAGCAAAAGTGGAGCGTTTCGCTTCAGATACGCTTCAAGCCGATCGTCATGGTTTCCGAATTTGAAATACATGTCCGCCTTTGGAAATGCCGCGCGGATCATGGCGATGCCTTCACGGCACGCTTGCAACTCGCTTTGCAAATCTCGGCGGCGTGGATCAGGTTCCCATCGTGAAACGCCGTAGTTCTCGATCGTGTCGCCGTTTAGAACGACTGTGTCGCATTTGGCCTTGACTCCGTATTCCAGCGCCGTGATGAGCGCTGCCTGGTCGTGAAATGGAAAGTGGATGTCGGATAGGATCAGCACTTTGCGTTTGCCGCTGATGACTACTGGTTCCAGCACTTCAGCGGTCGATTTCGGCATAAGACCTTGCCACGGCGTTTTACGAACGAATTTCTCAACCAGCGTCCAGCTCCTTTTGTTTTTCATATTTCCAGCAGAGCCACGAATGGCACGGATCAGCGTCCGAGCGTTTTCGATATCAGGAAACACGGACGGGTTATCCTTGTGCAGCTTTTTTGCGGCCATGTGATTTGATATATCCGGCATTTTCTCCAACAATTCCAAGGCAATTTCTTTTTTAGTCATACGCTTTCGATGTTTATTGTTTTGTTTTGTAGCAAATCCCATGCGGGAAAAAAGATGTTTTCAATGGCCCGAACGATTGGCTCCTCCTCGTATTTTTTAAGGTAAGAAATGCCGGCAATGTGCAAAGCCGCGTGTAGCATTTCATGGCGCAGCGTGGCCGCGTATTCCTCGGCGTCATCGATGGAGCTGCTGATGACTATTTTGCGCTCATCAAAAAGCATCTGACCGTATTCGGCAATGTTGTCCCGGGTCACGGCAAAATCCATCCCGCCAATTTTCACCGTTAGCAAAACTGGCGTGGGATTGTTCATGCGTTTGCGATTAAAACGTATGGTATCTTGTCTTGATTGTAGCGATCCATGAGCATGTATGCCGTGCTGCGGAATGATTCCCACTGTGCCGGCGGTATCGTCTGACATCCCAGCGAGCTTGTCCCGTTCACGCCGCCCTTGTGAATGTTGATTGCAATCCCGAAACTAGGCTTGCCGCTGCGAGTGACGGGCAATTCCTCGTTCGGTGTGGCTGGTCTGAATGCAGCGTAGCCGAGCGGTGATGCGATCTTGTGCTTGCCTTTGCGGTATAGGTGAACGCCAGGCGACAACACGGCGACATCTGGCTTTTGTCGATCGGAGCAGCTTGGATCGGTGTTAGCGTTCCATGATCCGAAGAAATCAGGAGCAATGACGAAAATCGCGTCGTCGTATATTGCGCGGTCGTTTTTACCCGCTTTGCCCATCGTTTCGCGGTAGTAGCCACGGACGCCGACTAGAATCAGTTTGTATTTCTCGATTACCCACGTCGGCACTTTGGCAAGAATCTCATGCCGTTTTGCTTGTGGTCGGCTGGTTGGAATTATGCTCATAAAATCTGGGTAAAGATTTCTTGGTAAATCGTTTCGTCGCCGCTATCAAAATCAGGATCGTCGTCGTCCTGCATGGTTCGGATTATCACTTGTCGGCGATGATTTGAATCATGGGTATTACTTCCTTGTCCAAGCTGAACGAGGTGCCGTCATGTTGAATTGTGCAGCTTGATAGAATTGTTCCTAGTAAAATGAATGCAATGTGTTTAATTTTCATGGTAGTTTATTTTTTCAAGATTCGATAAAGACTTGCCAGGCCGACGATCAGACCGACGATTAGGCCGCTGATTCGTAGCGAGTATTCGATATTTTCTTGCAATGACGTCACCACGCCCAGCATAGGCGTGATGGTCCCAATCGCGCTGTGGTAAAGGTCTTTGTTCATTTAGCGTCAGCGGCTTTGATTAGGCCGGCGCCGGCCACGACGGCAGCGAAAGCTGCGGCAAGGTCTGGGTTGTCGCCGGTCAGTAGCTGAATGGCTACGTTGGCAACTGTTGAGACGATGGTTAGGATTCCGAGTATGGTAGTCTTCATGGTTCTGGCTGTGGTTCTGGTTCTGGTTCGATTTGTGGCTCTGGTTCTGGCACAACTTGCACCAATCCGTTCACGATTTGAAGTTTCCGCATTGCGCCGATCTCAGCCACGACATCCACTCCGCATCGGAGCGCAAGTTCGTTAAGCAATTCGGCGCTGGCTTTGTGGTTCTCAAAAACGGCCTGTAATTTCTCGGTGCCGATCTCGGCAAACATGCCGTTCAAGCGGTCGTCTGGCAAAGACCAGAAAAACTGTCTGGAATTATTTAAGGCGCGGATTGCGGCAATGATGTTTTGAATGACTGGATACAGAGTCGAATTGACTTTCTCCACGTCCTTCTGTGCTTGGCTTTTGTTTGTTAGGTCGATCATAGCGATGTCACGGCTTCCCATGCGGTTGTGTAAACATTTAACTTGTTTGTTGTGGTGTTGTAAATCATTAATCCTGCTACCGGCGATGTAATTGCATCTCGCTGCGTAGTGGTCATGCGCGGAGGCAAGAATCCTTTGGTCGTGCTAGTTAGGTCTAGCAATGCTTTTTCTGATGGAGTAGAAGTTCCAAATCCAACGGTGCCGCTGGTTAGCATGTAAAACGCATTTGTTGGCGCGTCGTTAGCAAACGAAAATGGCGTTGCAGTGATTGAGCTATTTGCATCATTTAGCCTCTGAATAGAAAAACGGTTGGATAAGTTGCCAAATCGCATCACCCTTTGACCGCTGGTATTAGCCAACACTATGAGCGTCGCAAATGCTTCAGCGTATCCATTCAAATTAAGATAAGCGCCAGCATTTCCTGCCGCGCCAGATTTTCCATTGATTGCAAAAAAGTTTCTTCCGCTCGAATCCGTTGTCATTGTCGAGGTCGCGCCATTGTTGTCCTGCAATGTTGCAACGAGGCCAACTGAATCGCGTGAAATTGTTGGCGTCGTAATTGTTGGGGAGGTCGCAAAAACCGCCGCGCCCGATCCGGTTTCATCCGTCAAAGCCGCTGCTAGGTTCGCGCTGGTCGGAGTCGCTAGGAATGCTGCGACGTTTGTGCCGAGTCCGCTGATTCCGGTCGTAACGGGCAGTCCTGTGCAGTTCGTCAGCGTGCCGGTCAATGGCGTTCCAAGCGCGCTGCCGTCATAAATAAGCGTTACGGCGCTGCCTGTGCCGTTCTTAAACTGTGGCGCTCCTGTCGTGCTTGAGAACCATGCAGACCGCCCAGCGGCAATTGTCGGCGTTGTGCCGTTTTTGGTCAGGAAATGCCCAGCCTCGGATGTGCCGGGATTGCTGAAAAAATGCCCCGTGCTTGTCGTGTTGACGGTTATGCTGATGTTACCAGCCGATCCGCCCCATGTAAGAAATGCCGTTCCTGCGCTGTTCTTAAGGGATGCGCCTGCTGTTGCGTCGTATGCGGCAAAATTCCAAGCCTTGACGGATGCGCTAGAGTCTTGTGCTTCAATGTTGGCATTTACGCCCTGCGTGTAAATGGTTGCGCTTGCCCCATCTGTGTAAATATACGCGTTAGTTCCACTCGTATAAATTACGCCGCCTGTTGCGGTAGTGTATAAAGCACCGGCGAAAATATCTCCAAATGCAGCTCCGCCGGATGCGTCACGACGGACGATTGTGTTAGCTGTCGCAACCGATGTCGGCGTTTCCCACTCTGTGGCGTAATCGGTCGAGCTGGTTTTTTTTAAGATGTTGTTTGCGGATCCACCTGCTGCCACTCCGGCTCCGTTTGTGCCGTCCTGAGCTTCGACAAGTGTAATCGTCACGGCTTCTTCGTTGAGCGTGGCGCTGACAACCACGTCAGGATCGTTTTCGGCAACTGTAATTGTGATTGTGTCCATGTTAGGTGCGCGTCGGATCGTTCAGAATTTCAAGCGTTCCTGCTAGGTAGGTTTTAATCTTGCCAGCGACGGATGTGGTCTCGATGCTCCAATACCAAGCGCCGACCGCTAACGTCATCGGAGTGATTGCCGTCACGGTAAAATCATAGAGATTCGCATCGTTGATAACAATTCCGGCCGTGCTTGATAGGGACAGGCCAAGATTGCCGTCGGTGTCGCGAAACATCATTCGGACACTAGCAAGGTTGCTGTCAAAAATCGTGCCTGTTGACGAATAGACGCACGACAAGCCATTCCAGGTGTCGCCGTAAACTACTGGGGTCAGATTGAATTTGCCGGGTCTCATGTGGATTTGCCTAGAACGGTAACGGTTGAGTTAGTTCCTGCCGCTGCGGATGTGATCACAAGGTCGGCGGTCAATAGCGTCCCAGTTATGCCGCTGCTGTTCCAGAATTTAGACGGCGTGGTTAGAACTTGCGTGCCGTTGCCAGCCGTAGCTGATCCGCTTGTGTTGTTGATCTCCAACGAATAAAGCGTTGCCATGCTGACCAAGGTTGCGCCTTCAAAATCCTTGCCGTCTCCATCGGTAATGCGGACGCCGGACGATACGACGCCAGCGGTCGTGTTTGCGCTGGTTGGTGCCGCGGTGATTCCAAGTCCAGCCGGAATAGCAAGATTTGTGTTGGCTTCGTTTGCGTATTTGTAGCCGTTCGCATCCGACTTGCGCGTGATGATAATGTCCGCTCCTGAGCTTGTCACAGTCCAGACGGCTGCGATTGCGGTGTTTGCCGCTAATCCTGCTGCAAGTGCCGCTGCGACAAGCGTGGCGGTGTTGCTGGCCGTTGTAAGTGGGACAACTACGGTTAGAGGTGATCCGGTCGTAGCGGTCGAAGTAAATGTCAGCGAACAGTTGCCGTTTGATGTTGCTCCAGATGCCGCGACAACCGTAGCCGTTTCAACCTGCGCCGTCCCAGCCACGTATGCAGCCGATCCGGTCGCTACGCCAGATTGTAGGTCGATCGTTGCGGTCCCACCTGACGCGACAAATTCGATTCCGATTGCGTAACCGATGTCGGCCGTTGTAAATTGGACTGCTGTTTGACTTGCGCCAATTTGAACAATTCCCGTGACAAGTGCTGACGTTGCCTGTCCTTGGCAGTTGCTCCCCGTAATCGTTTGTGCCGCTGAAATTGCCATGTCGTCATTTTATGTTAGATTTTGCTTAAGTCAAACTATTCAATGCAAGAACTGATGCGGCCAAATTGTTGTTGATTCCGGATTGTTTGTAACAATTTTTGCGCAATTCAAAACGCGCCACCATTCCATTAAATAAGGCCGCACGTTGCTTTCGCTGCGGTCTAGGTCGTATTGCATTTCATCGCTGGTTTGCGGAATAGCCCTGTCGCCGATAAAAGAAATTACAGATTGCCGGTTTTTGTCGCATAGCGTAGCAACTTTTCCTGTTGTGATCGCTAGCTCATTATCTAGCTTCTGATAGAAAAGCACGTCTGGAATAGTGTCTCCAAAGTGTGAACGATAAATAACGCCAAGCTCTAACGGCTCTTGCTGTGGCAATTGCATCGCCGAAAATATAATGTGGACATTTTCGCGGTATCGGCTTTGGTCGATTTTTAGATCAAGCAAGAATCCATAGCGATTCCCCGCTTCTGAATTTGTCATTTTTAAGCCTGGAATACCGTTAGGAAAAACGCTTTCAAAATAGCACGGACATTCCGGCCCATTTGCCCAGTCAATATCCGGCACGACAGTTGCAGACATGCATTTTGCCAGCATTAAAACACGCGATCCTAATCCGTTTATCAATGCTACTTTCATTTTAAGCAATGTATGTAACCGTGTCGGAATCTAGTTGACCAATAGCAGATGGTTTTGTGTCGGTTGATTCAAACCTGCCAATGTAATCTCCGTTGCGAAAAACTAAAAAGTGATGCGAAACGTGCGATATTGTGCCACCTGAAATGTGATCGACATTAACGCGCAGGTCTAGGTTGCCACCTCGATGTCTTAGGTAAATGTGACTTCCTGCAAGGTGATACTCAAGATGCGCGGTATTTCCTCCAGTAGAAGGAGAATAATAAGCGATTTTATACCAAAACTCTCCATTGTATCGATTAATTGGATCAGGATTAAATGATACGTAGTCGGAAGCACTAACCTCAAGCGTGCGAGCTGTTACCACGCCATCAGGACTAATGACGCATTTGATGTAAATAAATTGTCCTTCTATAACTGATACTTCGGTTCTATCGCCGCCCAACGTGCCTATGCCGGTCGGGTAATAAACATTCATGCAATCCGTGTTATTAATACCTCCTTCAGTATCAACGACAAATCCATCTGTAATTACAAACTTGTCTTCTGCAATTAGGATCGGCCAAAAAGGTGGAATTGTATCTCCAGTCTTTGAAATCGACGGATCAATCGTGCCGCGATTCTTTAGACGATCAAGCGCAGTTCGGATTTGATTTGCCCATGCCGCCGTGATCGGTTGTCCAGCCCGAGTTACTGGAGGCAAAACAATCGGTATGTTAGTTGGTCGTCCCATTATGGTTTGGTGTATAAAGTCGCGTCCCACTCCTGACCAGGCGGCGACATGGTCCAAGTAATTGCGTATTCGCTTGTAGTTTCCGTGCCTTGTTTTGTCTGGCTGTCGGATATGCTTGATAACTTCCAGTTGCGTCCAGCAATAACCGGCGGATCTCCGTCCGGGTTTGGATCAATCCATCCAAGATAGTCTAGATAAATCTGATCGACTCCGCCTTGATTGGTTGCGCTGTGAGTCCATTCAACCTGTGATGTCTCCCACGTTTCGCGCTTGTCCCTGACTATGATCTTAAACCATTTTATAGAGTCTTCGTTAGTAATTGTTCCTACTTCTGTTCCTAACAGTTTTTTGATGTAATAGGTGTTGACTGTGGAATTTCTATCATCTCTTTCATATTTACCACTAAGACATCCGCTAATCAAAAACTTGTCAACTTCCGATACCTTTGCGACGTAGTCCGGATGCGTCATAATAGGCGCTTCGGATAGGGTCGCATTGTATGCGTATGTCCCGCTGTCGTCGTTTTTGTCAAATTCCCAATCGGCTGAGTATCCGGTGTAATTGACTAGAATTTTAGTTAATCCGCCTGGCTCATGTTCATGACTGACAGAATCGACCGTCAGGAAATTCCACTTTGCCGAAAGGTTCGGATAGAGCGCGGTGACAGACTGGCCTTTTTGGAATGCCGTCTGAATCGGCGTGGAATCAAAATCAAATTTGCGACAAGTAAATGTCTGCGTGCCTGACCATTTTCCCTTGTCGTCAAATCCGGCCTTGAAGTCTGGGCCAGGTATCCATGTGTAAGGCTGGATTCCGTAGATGTTAGTTATGCTGCTCATTGAAACGCTGCGCCTCCTTCTTCACGATAAATTTGCTCCATGATTTTCAGCGTGCTTTGTTGCACGTTGAGACTGTCAATCAAAGGCTTTACGATGTCGCTGGTAAAATTTGTTTTTGGATTATTTGCGGATGTTGTCGATTTGAACATGCTCATTAAATCGTCGCCAGTTGATCTAGGTGAAACGTATTTAAGCAACTTCGGGTCGATCGGTTCAATCAAGCCGCTTTCTTTTTGCGCTTTGCTCATCAACTCACCCAGCGCCGTTCCTTCAAAGAATTTAGTCAATCCGCTTGCTATTGATTCGCCCAATGCGCTGCCAAGCTCATCAATTTTATTTGTCAGCCATGTCCATATCTCTTTGATTGACGCTACAAATCCAATGTCGCCGTAATGACTAAAAAGCGTTTTAACGGATTCTCCAAATTTTTGCAATGATTCTCCAGCTTTGCCGATTTCGTCAAAGATTTTTTGTAGTTGAACTGCTGCTGTTTCGCCTATATCGGCACCAAAAATTCCCACCAATAGATTTCTGAACAGTTTCATTTTGACTAAATCCATCATTCCGATTACGTCGCCAAGATGCTCAAATCCTTTTGCTTGTTCAGCTGTCATCTTGCCCATCTCGCCCAAATCTACACGGGCTCGTTCCATTGTGCCTGCAAAATCGTCTCGAAATGCTTGTAGTAATCTAACTCCGCTTTTTCCAAAAAGAGTTTGTAGGATTTGTTCAATATATGGAGCTGTGACAGGATCGTTAAGCGCGTTGAAAATGGCCTCGATTTGTTCAACTGGCTTCAAGTTCATTATGTCCGATACTGCAATTCCCAGCTTGTCAAATACTTCTAAGATCGGCCCTTTAGTTCCGCTTGCATCTTCGTCCCTTGCATCGGCAATTGCTTTGTGTAACGTGTAAATTGCTTTGCTAGTGTCAATGGATTCAACTCCTGCAATTCCAAAAGCTCTTTTTAATAATTGCAGTTTCTCAATAGACTCTCCGGTTGCATTTGATAAATCCACAAGGTCGCCGGTGTAATTCATGAACATTCCTGGAACGGCTGCAAATTGCTGTACAAGTGATCCTAAAATATCCGTTCCAATTTCTCCAACCTTCCTAGCCGCGCCGATTCCGACCTCTTTGGAGAACTTGCCAAACATCCCGCCGATGTTTTTCAATCCACCTTTTACGGCGCTCCCGTCAAATCCTACTTTAACTGTGGTGTCAATCGACATAATCCAATTCCTTCCTTGCTAACATTTCAAATTTATCTTCTAGCTCCGGGCTGATCTCCATTTGACTAATCCACCTGTAGCGGTTGCCCAGCGAGATTCCGTTTGCCATCATGATTTGTAATAGTTTGCTCATGTCCATTTCCCAAATTAAGTAATCCGATGCTATGTTATGTTTAAACGCAAATAGTTCGACCGATGCTAGCCAGTGTGGGTTTGCGCTTGGCGCTCCTGCTTTCCCGTTTCCTCGCTTTCTGCTCCGCTTAGTCTCACCGATGTGATCCGTTCGACAAGCCCCTCAATGACGGCCGGCAACTGTTCTTCCCAGTCCAGCATAAAATCCATAACGGATTTGTGACGGTCGGCTCTGTTCATTTTGCGCAACTGGCCAATCAAGTCTTGATCGGCATAGCAAACTAAGGCCACCTCGTGCATGGCGTGCGCCTGTGACTGGTCGGCCTCGATGTCAGAGAACAAAACATTGCCCCAAGTCTTCAAAAGCTCATAACGCCCAGCCGATAAAACAAGCTCTCTGCCGTTTAGAATTAGCGGGTCTCCGGTCCATGCGTTTGCCAATATGTTGTGTCTGTTTTTCATCCTTGTAGTCTGCTTAAAAATTCGTTCCTGACGGTCTTAGAAAGCTTTGTGTCAATTAATGCGGATCCACTCTCGGTCTGCATGAAAACGCTTCTTCGTGCATTGTGGAACAAATCCAAGCACGTCTTGCGGTTTGCGACAAAAGCCAAAATGTAACTTTCCGGATTTGATGGTAGCGCGCTGACGAATGATGGAATGTCTGAGATTCCGCGCAGACCTGGCAGAGCGATTCCTTTTTTGCTTAGGTAATCGACCGCGTAATCAAGCCATTCGCCGATTGACATGGACGGTGCTGGCCGGCCGGAAATGAACTTGCAGATTTCGGCAAATGGGTGACTGTCGATGAGGCTTCTTGCGCCCGTCCAGTGATCGACACAAGCCTGTGACGTGTGCTTTCCATCGTCGCTTGCTGGTTCCAGTGCAAAGCGTGCATAAACTCTTTCGCTTGTTTCGCTGCTGATTAGGTTAACTGGCGAATCCTTTTTAAGCGGGATCGCGCAAGCCATGAGAGCGCTGACCAGATTAATGTCGCCCGATTGTGTTGCGTTGTTGCCGTTGTAATTTTCCATTTTCTTGTAATTGTTAGGTCAATGCAACTACGGTCGAGGCCGCCACGAATGGCAGGTAAACTCCGCTCATTGATCCTTCTTCGAATCCTGTTGCGGTCGGCTTGATGCTGTTGCCAGTGATGATGATGCTTGCTCCGGTTGCCGAGGCGATGCTTTCGCCAAGTCCTTCGTTAAGTCTGGTTCGGGTGTTGTTGGTTGTGTTGGCCAAAGTAATGACGCTTCCGATGTTATCGACAAGTCCAGTCCCTTTGGTTTTGATGATGCCGTCCACGCTTATGTCCTTTTTTGGATTGTAAACAGCAAGTCCGACGTCGCAGCCGATGTGATCCGGTGCCATGACGGTTTCACTAGTTCCGTCAAAACTGACAGAGCCAACAAAAAGCCCGGTTGCTGTCGCATCATCCGCTAGTCCAAATTGTGCCGTGCCGTATACTGTTGCTAAACTCATCGTGGTAGTGGTTGTTGATTTGAGAGACTGGCTGTGATCGTTAAATCGAATGTGTCAATCCTGCGCTCGTCTCTAACAGAAATGATACCAGAACTTGTTAGATTGTCAAACACCTGCAAATTGTTAGACGCGCTCATGTAATCAATCGATTTTCGATTTGCCAGAATCTCATAAAGCGCCTGGCTCATTTCCTGACTGGTTGCGTAGGTGGTGCCGTGCGATGCTGACTCCTCCGGCACGGTGTGCAGCTCGGCGGTTAGTGATACTTCCATGACGCCGAATAGCCTGACTCCGTTCTGTTCCACCATTGTCGATCCTTGGTCGATGATTACAATCAGCGGCAAAACAACATCATCTGTTTCTCCGTTCAGAACTACTTGCACGCCGTCGAGGACGTCGTAGGCGCGCGCTTGGTCTTCGATCCATGTCTTGAGAGCTTGTTTTAGTTGATTCATTTGTTGCTGGTTTTAAGTGCTTTTTTATACCATTTGACGGTATTTTTTAGGGCCAGATTGACCGATTGACTTATAGCCGTTTTTTTCAAAACGTATTGGTCCGCGACGTAATCGACCGTAGATGTGACTTTTGCGGACGGACTAAATCCGTTTTGCGCTGCGACGGCTTTGCCCAGGCTTGCCCATTTCTGAGCATAGCCAAGATAGTTCTTGCCGATGTTGATCCGGCTGGTTCCTTTTTGTTTGCTGGCAATTTGCATCGCCGCGCCCAGCCATGATCCTTTAGCTTTGCCGACGCTGACGGATTTGATTTTGATAGCCTTGCGAAAATTTGTTAGACTGACCGATTTGCGGCCAGATTTAAGACGCCTGACTCGGCGGTGCTTGTTTTTACGGTTTTCATTAATCCAGTCCACGCATTCATCGGCTGATTGCAGGTCCAGCTTTTTACTTGCGCGCGGTAATATATTGACAACTTTTTTCGCGTCGGCTGTGATTGCTGTGATTTGTTTCTTTTTGGTGCCGACTTTGCCGTATGCTTGCGTGTGAAATGCTAGCTCCCTACCTGACTGCACTCCCCACCTAGTGACGGCCTGAGCTGAGTTCTCCCCAAACATCTTGCTGTATTTTTTCAGCGATGCTTCTAGCTTGGCGGTGTCGTTTTTCATTACCAGCTTCATGCCCGTTCTCGATCTTTCAAGGTAATTGAAACAAACGATGCGCCGATATTTACGCTGTCAACGCGCAAGGATAGGCCGCGCGCCGTTGCTAGTTTGCCGACATAATACAAGCCGGATTGTGTATAGGACGCATCCCAGTCTGATCGGCGGACGACGCAATCAAGCGCAATGTCCGTGTCCATTCCGATCTCGGCAAACTCTCGCGTGCTTCTGGTATCGTTCATGACGGCATTGACCGCGGTTCCGCCGTTTACCGTCAAAGGTTCGTTTCCGATCATTGCAAAGGCATTTTCAGATGCGGATAACAGAAACGATGTGAGAGCGCTCATGATTAAACTTTAACAGATTCGGGGGCCGCTGTCAATGCAGCGTCATGCCGGTAAGTGCAAAGCGTTTTATCAATATGCAGCGATGTTTTAATTCTTGCCCGAGCTTGTCTAGACCAGATAATATCCTCGCCGTAATTAGATTCTCCAAACTGGCAGGTTTTGACTAGTTCCCGTTTCCATACGCAAACATGCCACGGCGCTCGAAGCGTAATTCCGTTAGGCTGAAAAGGCTCATCGCGATTGTTCAGACCAAAAACGACCTTGGAAAATGCGCCGTTGTAATAGCTGTTTTGCTTAAATGTAATTACGTCTTGTCCTTGCTTTATTGCCAACAAGATTTCCGATACGTAATCCGGTTCAATGTCGTCGTCATCGTCCACAAATGCAATGTATTCACCCCGCGCAATGTCTAGCAATGCTTGCCGTTTTGCGCCGATTGTTCGCGTCCGGTTGTCAGCAAACGACAAATGCTCAACTGCTAAATCATTGCTTTGTTTTGCAATCTTTTCGGACAGCTTTGAGAGTTGCTCTTTTCGGCTTGGAATCGTCGGGGTCAGGATGCTTAGTTCTATGTGCATATTTTCTAAAAATTAAGTCGTAATTCGTTCTGTATTTATCGTGGTTGACCGGTCGTGGTGTGTCTCCTTTTCCTGCGCTCATTTCCTTTTCCAGTAGTTGTTGTGCGTGATAAGCTCCCATGCGTTAGCGTCGGAATGCTCTTTGACCGCTTTTGATACTTCATGCCAAGTCCAATCGTGGCCGGAAAAAATACCGTCTGGTTTAACTTTTGGATACCACGCCGCTAGGTCTTTGACAACCGAATTATAATCGTGCGCGGCGTCAATCCAGATTCCGTTGATTGATGCATTTTCAAATTTCAATGCCGCCTCTGCGCTGTCTTGGCAAATGGCGGTAATCATGCCGTCCACTTTGGCCACTTTGATGTTGTCCAGAAATTGATTCAAAATGCTTCCACCATGATTGGCGACAATTGCCACATGTGCAGGTTGGTTTTTTTCTCTTTCCCACGTATCAACGCAAATGATTTTGACATTGTTTTTTTCTAAATCCTGCAAGCGTTGCGCAAGGTAGATGATCGACTTGCCAAGCCATGATCCAACCTCAACAAACGTGTCTCCGTCTTTCAATGCCCTTGCAACATTGTCATAATGGTCGCGGTAGTCTAGCCATCCGTGGAAGTCTTCGCTAACTGCGATTCCTTGTTCAAATCGTCGCATGGTTCCTTTTCCCATAATGTAACGGTAATCTTCGTTAGACCTAGCATATATTGCATCCATCTCGCCTTTTCCAAAAATAGGATGCAAATGTTCAAAAATAGTATCTCTAGCTTCAATAACAACTCCGTCATCATATGCTTTTTTTGTAAAGTAATCGTCGCTGTAAACGCTAAAAAACTCAGGGTGGAACATAAAGCCTTGTTGCTTGTATCTCTTGCTGGTCAGAATAGCCATGCACAACAAGCTGTCCGTTCTATGTCCGTCGCTGATTGCTAGGACTTTCGATTCGCCAGTGTCACCGATTGCGTCGATGATGATCTGATCCCAATGCATCGGAGGATTCCAGTCATCGGAAAGCTGGATCAAGATTTCACCTTGCGCTTTCTCTGCCGCTGCGTTCCATGCCGCTACGCTTCCGGCGCTGCCATTTGTAACGACGTGGTTGTGGACCGCCAATAAAGCGCCGTGCATGTCGTCGCCGTCTAATCCGAAGATGTGTTCGATTGCGTCGGGGTTTTTGGCTTTGTTAAACCATAGCCGCCGCGCTTCTACCGCTTGCTTGCATCGGCCCCGTGTGGCGTGGATCAATGAAATCTTTTTGCCGCTGCGAATGAAATGGTTTGTTTCGATTGCGTCGGCCTGGTCGTAAAATCCATTCGCGCGCAATGCCATTCCGTGCAATTGGTATCCGAGATAGCCGCTGTATTTCCTGCGAACATTCCAGGCGCTTGATCCGCCGTCTTGGGCCAGCATTGCCGTTGTAATGGCCAGCGCGTCTTTGTTGCGTCCAAGTCCAATGTAGCAAAGGCAAAGCTCACCGTAGGCCTCCTTGCGCGCAGGATCGACCGATAGCGCTTGCAGGTTCATTTGCAATCTCATGTCCACGTTATCGGACATTTGCCCGGCTGCGATAAAAAGCTCGTATTTCTCAGCCGTGCCGATTGTTGGATCATCGCTTTTTAGCAAGTCGCAAACGACATTTGCCGCGTCGTTAATTCTGCCGACCGATCGAAGCGACTGGAACAAATGGAACCTGTGCGAAGATGTCGGATTCTTGATGCTTTCTAAGATTCTCAAATTGCGCTCATCGTTGCGCTCCCTTGTTCCTTCTGGCCGGTGCAGGATTACCGCGCCGTCCACGCTGGCGATTCTTGGATCTTCTGAGAATTGTAAAAACTCATGGATCGGCGATGTCCATGCCGCGTGCTTTTTGCGGATGATGCGCTCCCGTTGTACAGTAAGCTGATCTTCTGGCACGTGGTAAGCAAACTGGATGCCGTCAAAGTTGTCTGGCAATAAATCAATCGTTTCACGGATGCGCTTGATTGACTCAGGATCAATTACGTCGTCAGTGTCGGCCCACATGATCAATTCATGCGTGGCGTTGTCAAAAGACTGCTGGCGAGCTGCTGCGAAGTTGTCAACGTGCGGCCAAGATGATTTGCTTGTCTCATTGAAATACTCAGGCGCAATTTTTGCTCCTAGTCGTTCTGCGATTTCAATCGTTCGGTCTGGCTCTTGATTGCCAATAGCTCGAACAATTACGATCTCATCAGCCAGCGGCTTGAATGATTTAATAAAACGGGCAATGTAGTTTTCCACATTGCCCACAATGACGCATAAACTTAGCTTTTCATTTTTCATATTTTTTTTAATAAAGATTTTCGGGAGCCGCTATTTCTAACGGCTCCCGATGCTATGAACACAAACAGAAATCAGGTTGTCGGGGTCGTGAACAATTTCAAGGCACCAGTCACCGCGGCGCTGTAGCCGTAGAGCATGTGCATGTTGGCGAAGTAAGTGCCAGATGCGCGGGAGTAGTGGCGAGTGTAGAGAGCAGACAAGCCGCTTTCGTCGTCAACCATTTCCTCAATCGCGATGTAGTCTTCAGCTGGCAGGTATTGACCCAACGAGCGCGAAGCAAAGGCAATCGCTTCTTGGCCGCAAGCAAATCCAACGATCGAAGCGGAGTTGCCCGGGATGATGTCGGACGAATAAACATTCATTCCGAACAGTCGGCCAAGGTCGCCGTCTTTGATTGCTTGATTGTCGCCGCGGTTGAAGTAGTTCACAAGGTTGGTGTCACCCAGCAAAGCGCCTTCAATCACCATGTTTCCGATGAAGGAATACTCACCGCGCGCTCCTGCTTGGCGAAGCTGTTTGCGAGCTTCGATCAGTTGAGTTTTGGTGTAGTTAGCCGATGCGGTTGTGATAATGGCCGATCCAAAGTTAGCGGTTGTCAGCAAGCTCCACATGTCGGCAAGCACGGTTGCGCCCATCGATTTGCCAAGTTGGAAGGCCCACTTGTCCCAGCGCCCTGCGTTGCTGGATTCGGCAAGTTGTTGATGCGTAAGGCTCACTGGTGTGATCTTGCGCTTGTCGAGCGTGACGGTGATTGCTGATAGCAATCCGCCGGTCTGCTCCATAACAGTTGCGGACTGCGTGAAAGTCGTGGTCGTGGCGGCTCCGAAAAGGGGAACTACAACGGCGCTGCCTTGTGTGTTCACGTCAGAACTGATGTCAGTTGCAAACGCGCGGATCGGGGTGAGCATTTCGACAAGTTGCTGGAAAGCGGTCTGTGCGAAAATAGTGTCGTTGAATACAGTAGCCATGTTGGTTTAGTTAGTTGAGTTGTTGATTGTTGAAAATTTACTTGGTCAGTTGGGCTTGAATTTCTTTCTTATGCTTTTTGACGTAAGATGTTTTTTCAGCCGGTGAAAGGTTTTTAATGTGCTCGATGTGGTCAAACAATTGTGATCCGTTTTCGATGTCGAGCGGTTTGACGATTCCTGCCGATGCAGCAAGTGCTACGGCCTGCAATGGTATTGATGTTTCAAGCTCGGTCACCTTGGCTTGTAGCGCATCGATGTCTGATTTTGCCTTAGCGATTTCCAGATCTTTTTCGGTCACGGCGTTTACGGCTGTGGCTAGGTCGATCTTTACAAGCGCCAATTCGGAAATGGCATTTTTGGCTTCAAGCAATTCGGCTTGATGCGCGCCAAGTTCGCTTTCGTGATTGGCAATGATGTTTTCAAGAGCGCTGATTTTTTCAATCGACTCTTGCGCAGATGGATTTGTTAGACGGTCGAGCAAGCTCATGCCGGAAACTCTAACAGAATTTGTTAGATTGTCAATCATCCGGTTTGCAAAGCCTAGATCAATGCATTTTTCGGCATTCATCCATGTTTCGTCCTTCATCATTTCGCGGATATCATCGACTGGCTTACCTGTGCGCGCTGCGTAAATTGCCGCAATTTCTGAACTAAGTTCTTCGCACATGTTTGCCGCTTTGGATAACTCTTTAGCATTTCCGAACAGGCCCATGCTGACGTCGTGGATCATCATACGGCCAGTTGGTACCATGATGATTTCATCGCAAGCCATGCACATCACACTTGCCATTGACGCGGCGAGGCTAACAGTGGCTGTGACGTAAACGCCTTTTGCTCGGAGCTGCATGATCTTTGAATGGATCAGGTAGCCGTCAAATACGTTTCCGCCTGGTGAATGCACGTCGATGTTCAGCGTATCGACCGGTGTATCCATGCTGTTTGTGAATCGACCTTCCGCGTCAACAATGTTGAAAGCGTAATCAATTTCACTCATCAGTTGCCGACGTGAATATTCGTCAATCTGATCGTCTAATGTAAGCGACGCCGCCTTGTTTTCAATCGTTAAGAATTTCATCCTCTTTATATGTTTGGTTTGATTTGTCGTCCATCGGCTCAGGCTCTCTCATTTCGTTTGGAGTTAGCATGGCCATTTCTCTTTCCTCGATCTCGATTTCATAACCGGATTCTTTAGATACTTCTTCGGCAACTCTGGCCGCAATCACTTTTCGCATTGCGACGCTGTGCGCCCGTTTTGTGTAAAACTCCTCCTCAGTCATGCCGCGCGCTTCCGTGATCTCGGCGGTGTTGCGTAGTCCTGCGCGCCATTCGTTGACCTCCATAGAGCTTTCTCGGCCATCATCGACCGATAGTCTTGGCGGTGTCGAGAACGTCCAAGCAAACGGATGGTCCAGCAAAGGCACTCGGTTTGCTTCTTGAAAGCATGAATAGGCCCAGCTAAAAGCGTTCAGTGCCGCGCGCTTCAATAGCCGCTGACGTTGCGCAACAAAGCGCCGGCATTTGACGATCTCGGCCCGTGAGTCCGTGCCTTGTCCTGCGCCTTTCCAAATCTGATAGGACCAGACTGGGGTCAAGCTCATCCGAATCATGCGGTCTTGAAAGTTCTCCCAAATCTCGCCGGGTGTTTCGTGTCTGACTTGCTCGATCTTGTCGCCGCTGCCTGATTGCATGTAGACGATACCAGGAGCGGGATTGTTTAGGACGAATCCGCCGTCAACTCCGGTGCCGTAAAATGTTGACGGGTCGTCAAGGTCAGGGCCGCCGGTGTCGTTAAAAACAGTTAGGTGCAAGCGCGATACG